CCCGGATTTCCGGGACAAGTGATGAAGTCTGATTGCTCAGGACCTCTCACTGTTGGACTTAAAATGTCCTCATCTTCAGCTCGGTGGCTTTCTCTCCTGGTAGATTCGGTCTATAGGAGGGGGGTACCACGGGTTGTGGATAGCAGGGGGAACCTGTCCCCACAGCTTGATAAATGTATCAGTATCCCTTCCACCGCGAACCTGCTAAGCGTGTTGCTCGCAGCTCACTCAACGAACTCAACCCCTTAAGAAAGGGAAGAGGACTCGAGGGAGACCCTTCGACGGATGATGGCCTCGGCCGGATTCCCCGTTAGGGAACCCGACGCTTACCGGGGGGACACCTTTAGGGCGACGGGGGAGTTCTAGGCTCAAAGGGACACACTAAGAACTTGTTCTTAGGATACATTGTGGCACCGGTGTGTGGATCGAAGAATCGATTGTTCCTATGTCTAATCAATAAAGACTAGGGAAGAAAGGTGTCTCATAGACATCTGGGAAATGTCCATCAGGCAGACCTCCACACTGCATACCATAAAGAGGACCTACCCCCTTTGGGGGGAGCTAGGAAGGTATGGCTATATAGCGGCTTTCGGGCGGCGAAGGTGTACAAAATGTACAGATTGGGTAGAGTGGGGATCCTGAGTACAGGTAGCTCTACCGTATAGTTTATACTACCTCTTGGTGGTGTTTTGTGGAATCACTGATGGACGGGGCAAGAGATTTTAGACTCTAGCCACCGGCAACCACAGGGATCACAATTCCTGCCTTTATCGGCTGCCTGCGGCCTCGGCTCCCTTATTGGGGGGGTCGAGAAACCGAAGTAGTACTTAATCTTCGTATGGTATCCAGGATGAGATAGCCTCAAATCCGCTAATCAGTAATGGTTAGCCTGGTCCTTAACCGGACTATGAAGTATCCATAAGGAGAATATGATTGTGTGTATCCTATTATTTATTTGATAAGAAAACTATAATCATGAAGCAATCGTTTTCACCTTTACAAGTGAAGACTGCTTTGAGTATTTGGCAGAGCGGTGTAAAATCCGCTAAGCGACTCGTGGGGCTGCTCGCAAGGGCAGTGCCGCTTGTCGTAGGAACTAATTCCCTCGGTTGGGTAAAGGCTTGCTTTGTTTTCTCTAAGTTTGTGATTAGTATGAAACGGTCTCAGGGTGACCGTGGTCTGGCTATATACCTTAAAACATGTAATGTATTGCTAATGCAGAGCATAGGACAGGGTAAGAGAACCCAGCCACGGCTCGTTGGGGCTGCAGTTGCATGTAGCTCTTCTGGTTTACCTCGGGTAATTCCTGGGAACCATAGACAAAGAATCAGACAGGGCGATAGAGGGGCAATTCGACTCTGGTTAGGTTTCTTTACTCTTTATCGAGTATTGGACTATAAAGGGAAGATGAGCTTCAAAACCGTCACTGATCCCGGAGTGGAGATTTCTTCAAATTTTATCTCGTCCTGGACTTCTCATTGCGAGAGGTTCCGGAGAGCGCTGGAGGCTGAGGGCGTTAAACCATTCCGGTCTAAAGTAGTTTTATCAAGACCAAGTAAGGGGCGTGACGTACGTGACTTTGCTCGGATTCAATCCGTTAAGTCTGAGTCCGTATGGTGCCCTCCCGATGGGATCCTAAAGAACGAAATATTGGATTATAATATCAAATTGGTTCCCCTGATGACTTCTAGCCCTAACACCGTGAAGGTTTATAAGGGTAAAGCCAAGGGCGATGAGCCAAGGCTGGCTAAAGACTACGAGTCTTCTGTGTCGGTCTTTAATATTGTTGAGGATTGTGTTTCGTGGTTAACTCGTCCCACGTTGATACCTTCTTTAATAACTATTTTAGTTCTTACTCGTTCTTCAAACTTGTTGTTCGCGCCGCTATGGGAGGCTGCCTTCTGGAAGATCGGTCAGATCTCCAAGGGTAAGTACTCAAAGAGGGACGTGCTGGACGGTAAGGTCAGAGGAACGTTTGGAGAACTAGGCAAGTTGGCCTTAGTTGAGGAACCAGGAAAGCTACGTGTCGTTGCCATGGTTGACTGTATTACTCAATGGGTTCTTTATCCGTTGCACCGATATATCTTTGATAAGATTCTGAGAGTCATACCTCAAGATGGACTCTATGATCAGCTTGGCCCCGTCCGAGCCCTTGTAGATAAATTGCGAGCTCTAGGTTTGAAGAATGTATATTCTTATGATTTATCGGCTGCCACTGATAGGTTGCCCGTTGTCTTACAGGAGATCCTCCTTGGTCAATTTGTGACTCCGGAGTTTGCGTCCCACTGGAGAAACCTACTGGTCGGTCGTGCTTACAAGTTGCCTAATCGTTGGAAAACAACGTATGGAACCGCTGCGAGCATCCGATACAGTGTAGGACAACCTATGGGTGCGTATTCCTCGTGGGCCATGTTGGCTTTGGTGCACCATGCGATCGTGCAATTTGCTGCTTCTAGAGCCAAAGTAAGTGGGTGGTTCAATCTCTATGCCGTCTTGGGCGATGATATCGTGATAGGGGATCGCGCTGTCGCCGCTGAATACTGCAAGATCATGTCTGAGATCGGGGTAAAGATCGGTTTTAACAAATCGATTGTTTCGTCCAACCTGTCCCTCGAGTTCGCGAAGCGCTTCTTCTACAAAGGGGAAGAGGTTACTCCTCTGCCGTTAGCAGCGGTGGCATGCGCGTGGCTCGGGGTTACAGGGGTCCCGGAAGTCGTTAAGGCTTCTGAGGCCCGGACAGGAACC